AGGACCCGACCGACCACCTGCAAACATGTCTCACAGAACGCTGGCGCGGTGTCTCGCTGGGGTTCGTGCCGTCCTATTGCGGTTTCAGCGATTACAGCAACACGGGCCTGGTGGGCCTGTCCAATTATCGGGTCCTGACCGATCCCGCCAGCACCCCGGACAAGTTCGGCGGCATCCTGGAAGTGGGCTACGGCTGGAACGGTCGCGGCGTTGTGCTGGATCTCTTGCGGGTACCCGCTGACGTGATCGAAACGGTGGAAGCTCTAGAGTCCTATCCGTTGATCTCCGAGGACGACCATTCCGAACTGGAGTGTGACGGTATCGGCAAGCTATGGGATGAGAGCTTGGCCGATCGGGTCCGCACGCTGCAGGACCTGGATCTCTGCGTCTTCGCTGCTCGCCGTGATTCCGCACCCTGGGAGTTCGATTCCCTGCGAGATTCGCTGACCGAGACCCTCAACGAATACCCGACCCTAGTGGCTTGACAGGCTGCCGAATCCGGTTCTAATCTCCAACAGTAACCCCACCCGAGGTAACACCGATGACCACAACGACCACCAACCACGCCGCCGCTAACGCCGCCGCATGGTGTGAGACAATTCTCGATCAACTGGACAGGCTCAAGGCAGCCTGCCGCGATTGTGACGAAACCTACGAAACAGTTCGTGAGGAGATCCAAGAAGCGCCCTTAGAACTAGCCGTAAGGAGCGACTGGGCACCCCTAGGTGCACCGCTGCAGCCTGCCAAACTCTGCATCCTGCTATCAACCGGCGGGCCTGCCCTGCGCATTGTCGGGACTCTTGGCCGTTTCAATTGCCCCGAGGATTGCCGGATGGAGTATCAGGACTGGGGCACTCCCTGGACAGAGTATCGGGCGATTGGTTCCGGTGTTCTAGACGCGTGGGCCGCGCAGTTCTACTGGGGAGACTGAGCCTGCGCGTTGCGCCTTTCTCTTCGTTGGGTCTCAATCGTCGCAAGCGTGAGACCCTACCGGCGAACCCTGGCCGTTGTTCTCCCATTGTCCACCGTGAAACCGTACAATCCCGAACCAACGTAACGGATTGCGACAATTGGGGCCTGGCGTCTTGCAGTCCGGCGGATCCGGTTCTAGGATGACACAGTAAGGCAAACCCACCTAACACCATGCCCAACCACACCCCCGCCCTTTGCTCACTTGCAACGCTCGCCATCGTCGGCGCTTCGCTGCTGGTGCAAGCCCAGACCAACGAAGCCCTGGCACGTTGCGAGAATCGCCCCGGCGCGACCATTGCCGAATGCCGCCTGACCGTACTGGGCCGCTAGTACATCCGCATCACGTTACAGAGTGTGACAGTATGGGCCCACTGCGGGCCCCACTGTGCTACAATACACTTGTCCTATAGGCACACCAGCCAATGACTACCACCGCCGCGCTCCTCCTGGCTGCGCTCCTCCTCCCCTTGCTTATCCTGCTCTGGGCCACAGAATCCAAACCCCAACGTGCCAGGCGCCTTCGCTCCTACGGCTGGACCCAACAGCGCATTGCCGACCACCTAGGCGTGAGTCGCACCACGGCGCGTCGACTGCTCACCGCCTAGCCTGTGAGGCTAGTTCAGATGTACCATCGCCCCCTTCGGGGGGGCAGGGTCCGGCGCTGCCTGGCGCCAAGTCGCAGTCAGGGAACCTACTGATACAACCCAATTTCTCTTTACTGTTACACACCCACGGGGGTAGGGGTTGAATTCCTGTGATACTGTAAACAGGTACCCCCCTAAAAAATGACCACCGCCCCCTCATTGCAGTTGCGTTGGGCCCAGGGTGAGGTGTTTTCGAGCCGTAAACGCTTCCGTGTCCTGGTTGCAGGCCGCCGATTCGGCAAAAGCTACTTGTCTTGCATCGAATTGCTGCGTGGAGCAATTGAAAAGCCCGGCGAGACCTTCTTTTACTGCGCCCCGACCTACCGAATGGCGAAGGACATCGCTTGGAAGGCGATGAAAAGGCTGGTCCCAAAGGCTTGGATCAAGTCAAAGAACGAAACCGACCTCAAGATCGAACTGGTCAACGGCAGCACCATCGAATTAAAGGGCACGGAGAACGCAATGGCCCTCCGGGGCCGAAGTTTGAGCGGCGTGGTGCTCGACGAAGCCGCCTTCATGGATTCCGAGGTCTGGTTCGAGGTCATCCGCCCGGCGTTGGCCGACAAACAAGGCTGGGCCCTATTCATCTCCACCCCCGACGGCACCGCAAGCTGGTTCTACGACCTCTGGTGCTATTGCGAAGAGGACGATAACGACTGGTGCCGGTGGCAATTCACCACAATTGAGGGCGATAACGTCCCACCGGAAGAAATCGAGGCAGCCCGTAGCCAACTCGACCCTCGTACATTCCGACAGGAGTTCGAGGCGAGCTTCGAGAACCTGTCCGGTTTGGTCGCGGTGAGCTTCTCGGACGCCAACATCAACTCTGTGGTCCAAGACCTGCCGATTGTCCCACTGCTGGTGGGCGTGGACTTCAACGTGGACCCCATGTCCGCGATTTGCGCGGTGAAAAAGGGCGACGACCTATGGGTATTCGACGAAATCATCATGACCGGCGGCGCCACCACCTGGGATCTCTGCGAAGAAATCCAACGCCGTTTCGGCGTGGAGCGCCGGATCATCGCGTGCCCCGACCCAACAGGCGGCGCCCGCAAAACCAGTGGCGTTGGAGCGACCGACCACAACATCCTGCGAAAGTCCGGCTTCAAGGTCTCCAGCCCACGCTCCCCTTGGAAAATCCGCGACAAGATCACGTGCGTCAACACCGCCCTCCTCGACGCATCGGGCAACCGCCGCCTCTTCATCCACCCGAGATGTAAAGATTTAATAAAATCCCTCCGCACATTGACCTACGCCCCCAACACGGGCCTCCCAAACAAGAATTTGGGCGTGGATCACGCCTTCGACGCGCTCGGCTACATGTGCCTTCAAGTCTTCAACCTCGCCAAACCGGAAACAATGAAGTCCACCGATTATCGTGTGTGGTAGCACTGGAGCACTTATGGCCAAGAAACCCACCAAGGCCGAGAAAAAAGTCTCCAAGGTGATGCGCGAGTACGGCAAAGGCGAGCTGCATTCGGGCAGCAAAAAGGGCCCGGTAGTCAAGTCACGCAAACAGGCCATCGCCATCGCCATGAGCGAGGCCGGTATGACCAAAAAGCCCAAAAAGAAATGACCATCCACACCTACCAGGGCTACCCAACGCATATCGATGTCGATGCCGACACCGGAATGACCGAGGTGACATTTACGTTCAAAACTCCCCGTGAAGCGCCACTTTTTGCGGGATTTATGGGCAATGTCTTCACTGGAGTGGAAGTTTTAGTTGACGTCGATGGCGACATTGAGGAGGACTCGGACGATGATTGAAATGGTGACTATTTCTCCTGCAGGTAAATCCAAGTTTTAAGTTCCGCGACGTACTGGCGCATTTCGTGTGCTTTAGCGGCGTGCCAGCCATTCCCGGTTTGTCTGTATAGCTCTCCGTGCCGGTCTATGGCCATCAACATCTGGTGGATTAGCACGTTCCACGGCGCCCGGACAGGTGTATTCCACTCGCGCATCGTAAAGACGCCGGGTTTACTGCCAAAATAGGAAAGAAGTAGGAGTTAAACCGTGGTGTACAGCGCCAACATCCCCCCAACTGGCGCTGTCGTCAGCGAGTCCCCATTTGTCCGGTCGTTGGAAGTGATCGGAATGATGCCGGACTGGAAGGTCATGGCCGCCGTAACCAACGGCACCAACTACCTACGTGACCAAGCCGAGCTGTATCTCCCCCAGGAACCCCGCGAAGACGACACGGCGTGGCAGGCCCGCATCGACCGCAGTGTCCTTTCCCCTTACACCAACCGCCTGATCGAAACAGCGGCTGGCGCCGTCCTCCGCAAACCCATCCACATCGAGGGCGACTCGTACTGGACCGATCTAGCCGAGAACATCGACGGAATCGGCTCCAGCATCAACGAGTATGCACGCCGGGCGCTGGTAAGTAGCCTGACTTACGGCCATAGCGCAATCCTGGTCGATTTCCCGGCTGCCACTGGTGCCATCAACTTGGCAGAAGAGCGTGCGATGGGTCGCCGCCCGTACTTCGTCCACGTCGATGCCACCCAAATCTGGGGTTGGCGTAAGGATGCCACCAACCGCCTAACGCAGATCCGCATCCATGACTTCGAGTACCAGCCCCTGAACGAGTTTGGTGAGGAGCAGGTCGAGGTGATGCGCGTCATCTACCCAGGCCGGTACGACCTGTACACCCTGGGACGTAGCACCGGAACGGTAGATCTCACCGAATCGGGCGGCTTCAGCCTGAACACCATCCCAGTGGTACCGATTTACAGCAATCGCCGGGGTGTTTTGATCTCCCAGCCCCCGTTGCTGGACATTGCAAATCTAAATATCACGCACTACCAACGACAAAGCGACCTTATCCACGCCCTCCACATCGCGGCAATGCCCACCCTTGTCCTAGAGGGCTGGAATTCCGACAGCAGCGACGCCACCCTCGGCGTCAACTATGCCCTGGGCATGGAGCCCGGCCACAAGGCTTATTACGTCCAGTCGGATGCGACCAGTTTCGATGCCCAGATGGCCGAACTCCAGAGTCTGGAGGGCCAGATGTCCACGTTGGGCATCACCAAGCTGTTCGGCCAGAAGTTCGTCGCGGAGTCTGCCGAGGCAAAACGCATCGACCAAGCCCAGGCCAACAGCGTCCTCTCGATCATCAGCCAGGAACTGGAGTCTTCGTTGAACCAGGCATTTGCCTTCGCGGCCCAGTATGTGGGCATGGAGCCCCCCGAAGTCCACATCGACCGCGACTTCGATTACTACCGCCTAATCGGCCAAGACATTTCCGTCTTGGCCCAGTTGAATCAGATGGGCAAGATCAGCGATACAACGTTGCTGGAGATTTTGCGTCGCGGCGAAATCCTGCCGGACGACATCAATGTCGAAGAGGAGGCACAAGAAATCGCGGCAACCGAAGAACCCGCCTCAGAGTCCAATACAATGACGGAATCGGAGGTTTGATGACATGGCCGTATCACCTGGCACGTACAACATCCTCCTGCAGCGTCGTGCGGACTATGCAATCGCACTCCAGTTCAAGGACAGCACTGGAACTCCAATCAACCTAACCGGGTGGACGGTGTATTCCCAAGTCTGGAATCGTGCCCGTACCACTAAATTCGCGGATTTTGCCGTCACTTACACCAACAGGGCCAGCGGACAAGTGTCCATCGCTTTAACCGACACCCAGACAACAACGCTACCGGACGAGTGTTATTACGACGTCCTTCTAGAAAACCCAAGTTCTCTACGAGAGTATTACCTCGAAGGGATTGTTTACGTCTCTGAGGGGTACACAGCATGACCAACGTAACTATCAGCGACACCACCAACACGGTTGTCGTCGTTGACGAAAACAATCTCGTCGTACAGACCACCGGCCTAGGCCCTCAAGGCCCCGGCGGCGATCTGGGTCTGTACGGCAGTTTCATCGATACCACTACTCAGCCCCTAGTAACAACAGCCGCCCCACAGCGCATCACAATCAACACAACCCTGGAGAACAGGGGCGTAACGATTGCATCCGGCAGCCGTATCACATTCCAATTCGCTGGCACATACAAAATCCTCGCTTCCCTCCAGTTCACCAATAGCGGCAACATTACAACTGAAGTAAACATCTACTTCCGCAAGAATGGCGTTGACATTGCCAACAGCAATACTCGTATCGACCTGGAGCAACGCAAATCAGTCAGCGTGCCTTACCACGATTGTTTTGCGATTGAGTATCAGCTAACGGTTGCGGACAACGATTATGTAGAGCTGTGGTGGGCCGCCGAATATCCCGACATCAAGATTGAGACCATTCCGCTGGATGGATTACATCCACAGGCCCCCAGCGCCATTATCAACGTGGCGCAGGTTATGTACACCCAACCGGGCGTACCAATCGGCGGCGCGGCAGGCGATTTACTCGTCAAGGCATCCGCGTCGGATTACGACCTCGGCTTTACCGACGCCCCCACGGTAGACAAGCTGGGACTTGATACAGCCGCCGCCGAGACCATTTCTACGGGTCAGGTTGCCTGGGATGCCCCCAATGCGACTCCCGTTGTAAGGCACCGTCCCAATGTCATCGGCCGGCTGGGTCAGGATCAACATTGCCTGTGCAAAAACACGTCAGCGGTGCCTTTGATTAAGGGTCGCGTCGTCATGTTCACTGGGGCCGACCCCGTATCAGGCCGCATCGAGATCGGCCCCCTACTGGCCACTGGTCAGTATCCGGGCTACGTCTATTTCGGCGTCACCGCAGAAGCCATTGCCATTGGCGAGTTTGGCATGGTTTGCACCTTCGGTTTCATCGAAGGCATCGACACCTCGATCTATCCCGAAGATTCCGTCTTGTGGGCCTGCACGGTCAATCCCGGCGCAATGGTGCTGGAACAGTTTTTGCAGCCAGCGCCGGCCCTGTCTATTCCAACAGCCGTCGTTGTCAAGAGTGACCCAGTAGATGGCGTCATCTTTGTCCGGGCAAATACAGGCGCCGAATTGCGACTGTTGCACGATGTGTACACCGATCTGGC